CGGGCATCCCGAGGCTCCGGGCGAGGCGATACTCCTGCAGTGCCCCCCGAGACTTGGTCCACGACCCGACCATGCAGATCGCATCGGACCGGCGGAGGAGTTCGAGGTCCCCCTGGATCCACGTCTCGTAGGGGATGCCGGCGGCGTGCTCGAACCCGGCGCAGTTTTTGTGGGGGCACAGGGTCGCCCACCCGTCCCGCCAGGCGACGAGGGCCGCCTCGGAGGCGAGGAGGATGTTCCGAGGGATGCCGTGCACCGGGTCGGGGTGGCTGAACGGGCCGGAGATGTAGAGGACGCGGGGGCCGGTGGGGGTCGGGGGGGTCATGATCCCACCCCCTTCTTGATGCGTTCGATTTTGCGGGCGTAGGGGGATTTGTAATTTCGGCGCATAGATGCATTGTGGCATGATTTAGAGCAGAATTTCGGGAGACTGCCAAGGTTTCTATATTGCGAATCTACCTGAGATTTCAAGCGGCGAAATTCAGTTCCGCACGCTTCACATATGAAGGATATCCGCGCCCCCGGCCAGTTTTCCGCAACCTTGCACGAGGGGGACTTGCCACACAGATAATTTTTCCGGGATCGTTCGAGACAGCCATCGCGATCTCTGGCATACGCATCGCGGCGGTATTCCCTCAATTTCTCTGCATGAGTTGTTCTGTATTTTCGATCAGCCGCTTTCATTACCTCGGGGAGGTCTTTCCGGCGTTTCTTGGCGTATTCATTTCTACATGCGTTGCACTCACTGCGTAACCCACTTCTATTCCGTTTATCTATTCCAAACGCCTCCCGGGGTTTCATCTCGCCACACTTGGAGCAGCGTTTCGTGTTACCAGTCATGGCTGCTCCTCCCATACAACGATCCGGTCCAGGTTGATCTCCGCATCCTTGTCCAGGACGAGGAGCGGAGCGAGCCCTTCCTTCGCCGGCGGCCGCCAGTCGGGACCCTCCTGCTCCAGCGGGCACCAGGCTGGGATCACGAAGAAGTCCTCGAACAGGCGGAGTGTCTGCACCCCATCGATGTCCACGAGGGCCTCAGGGTGTCGACACCCTCGTGAGCCGTAGGCGTGGGGGCAGCGGTCGCATGTCTCGACGCGAATGATCCGGGTCATGACCGCTCGCCTCCTGTCAGCCCCTCGGCGAGATTCTCCCAGCGATGATCCTGCTGGAGCAAGGCGAGCAGGTCCGACCACCGCAGGACCGCGAGGGGCTCCTCCCGGTTGCGCTTGAACGCCAAAAGCGGGATAAGCCCCACTTTTGAGGCGTTGTTCTCGCACTGTTTCCACCATGCCGGCAGCGAGATGGTCTCCTGGGCTTTGCACTCGACTCCGAACGGGAACACGCTCCGCGCTGCCGGGGAGAGGTAGAGGTCGCAGCCCGCCTGCCCCATCGCAGTTGAGAGGATGTCGTCGGGGTTGATGCCGAGGTGGTCGATCAGGTCCTGCCGGACCGCCTGCTGCAGCCGCCGGCCCTTGGCCTTGCGGGAGGCAGGAGTAGTAGCGACCACTCAGACCGCCCCCTGCAACCTTATGAGTTTATGAGTTCTATGAGTTTGTTTCCAGTCCCTTCTTGTACATGTTTTTACTCTAGTACTGTACTGTTTTTCCTCACGCGTATAGGCTGGGGGAAACTCATAAAACTCATACTGGGTATACAATCTCCCAGTAAAACACGCAAACCCCTTATCGGGGCGCGGAGAAGCCTTAAGAAACTCATGAGTTTCATCTACGCCGCCCCTTTTTATGAGTTTTATGAGTTTGTTTCCTATCGAAACGCCATGAGTTTTATGAGTTTTATGAGTTTGTTTCCCGGTCGAAATTATCGCGCAACCCTCTCGAATGAGTTTATGAGTTTTATGAGTTTGTTTCCCGGTCAAAAATTTTATGAGTTTTATGAGTTTGTTTCCCGGTCGAATCGTCTGTGTCATGCTCACGGCACCTCCTTGTCTATGAGTTTCGGATCGGCGTCTTGTGTCTGTACGATGACCCACTGGGCGGCCCTGTTCACCGTCTGCCCGCGTGCGATCATGAGTCCCGAGGGGAACCGGCGGCGGTCCTGCCGGGCGAGTGCCCGCCCGAGAGTATGGGAGAATGATCTGCGCGGGTCACTGAACGCGGCCCCGAGATCGTCCGGCAGCCCGTCCGTGATCCGGACCTTGAACGCGGTCACTTCCTTGACCTCGCGATCCAGGCGCGCCTTTAATTCAGCGACTGTCCACGGGGTCGAGCCGAACGCGTCATAGATCCCCGACAAGAACGCTTCCCACTGTCGGAGTTCTACGTCGGCCTCTAGGTAGGTCTCCATCGCGTTCGCCATGAACTCGGTCGCACCGGCGAATTCCAGGACCCCGCCGACAACCCGACGCCAGTCCTCGAACCCTCCGAGCGGGGGCATCTTTTCAGGGTCCGGACACCCGGCCCGGATCCATGCCCGGCCGAGGGTCAGCGCAGCCGCCACAATACGGCCCCGGTGCTCCTTCACCCAGCCGATCAGGTCGGGGTGCTGGAAATCCTCCCGGAGCCACGGCATAGCCTGCTCCGCGTCCATGCGGGAGAGATAGAGCCGGCGGGCAAGGTCGCCCCCGATCTGCACATTATTTCCGTTCGCCATCCAGACGGTCCGCTGCGGCACCCAGATATCCTCAGACTTCCCGAGCACCCGGCCCTTCCACTCCCACGCCGTCAGGAGCGCCGCCAGCACGTCCGACCGGAAGTTCCCTTCCAGGTTATCCCAGATATGTGCCGGTGCGCCCGACATGAGAGTAGAGAGAGCACGTTTCTCCCATTCTTCGGGTGACTTCGGGGTCACGCTCGCCGGCGGGGTCTCCCCAGTGATCGCGGTATACGTCGCCCCTTGTGCGAGCGAGGCCCCGGTCCCGGCCTGCGGTTTCACCAGCATCCAGCACGGCACCGGGCCGGCGATGATCGGCCGGAAGATCCCCGTGAGGATCGCCCCGACGGCGTTCCACCGGCTCGCCGTATCCACCCACGGAAAATCGCAATAGATCTCAAGGAGCACAGCCTTCGCCGCCTCGACGTCTTCAGGGGTCGGGTCGTCCGGCACCTCGCCGAGCACGAACCCCGGCTCCGGGGCGAGATACATGCACGTGACTGGGTCGTATCCTTCCACGACACGGATCGTCCCGTCCAGGTGCAGGATCGGGCTCTTCGCGATCCCGTGCAGCGGCGGCAGCGGCCAATCAGTATCCGGCCGGTTCAGCACGTCGCGCACAATCGAGATCGGCGGATACTCCGGCCGTTCCCGAATGGTTCCGCCCTTCTCGACCTTCATCGAGATCCAGACTGCCACACGGTCCATAACTCCACGGAGCCCGTGCTCCGTAAGCGGCCGGATCGTCGGGCGGGCATACTCGTCCCGCTCCACCCTGACCGGGCCGGCAGCGCGACGGAACATTGTCGGGGGGTCGTTCGCCTCCGTGAGTGCTCGGATGGCATCGGCTGTCACCTCGTGCATGTGGCGGTTCGTCAGGAGGATCGTCGGGAGCACCACCGGCACCTCCACGATCGCCTGTTCTTCGCCTTCGCCTTCCGGCGCGGTCGTGACCGTAGTAACCTCACGCTTCCCGCGCTCCCACTCCCACTCCTTGATCTGCTCGCCGTAGCCCCTGGCCTCCAGCACATCGAAGACAGCCGGCCAATGCCCTTGCAGGCATCCGGGACAGGCATCCGCGCAATCGATGATCCCCTCTGCGACCGCGAGAGCCTCAAGCGGACCCCCTCCGGTCTGATGACGACGGCACCACCACTCCTGGTTGTTCGCCGAGATCGTCAGGTTCGTGCCGGTCTCGGAGCCGTGCACCGGGTGCACGCCCTCGATCTCCCCGGTGTCCCGGACGGTCGGGTTCTGGGGCATCAGGAAGTCTGTCACCCGCAGGTCGAGCGCGTCCGAGATCGTGATACTCCGGGGCGTCCGCGGGATGCGGGGGACCGTAATCTCCCGCTGTGGGGGCGTGCACGGGTCGACGACCAGCGCCTTCAGCTCCGCCCACGGGATCTCCAGCAGCGGCGCATCGTTCGCAATCTCGTAGCGTCCGCCAGAGGGATGAGTGCAGCCCGGCCCCACGCAGAACGACGGATGACCACTCCCGCGCAGGTCGCCGAGGTCCTCTCGGGTCTCAGGGTCGCGAAGGATAAACTTCTCCGCCGGCGCGTCCGGGCACCGGAGATAGAAGTGCGAACCGAACCCATCCTTTCTCCCGGTCCGGACGACGAACGTGTCGAGGAGCCGGTCAAGCACGCCCATCTCCATGAGCCGGTCGGTCTTGTCTGCGTCGAGGATACAGACTCCTCCATCTGGCATCACGCCGTAGTTCCCGCCGGCCGCGATGTGTGCCAGGAGCCGGGGATCATCGTACGCATAATTCGCCGTCGTCTGCCAGCCTTTCTCGATGGCCGGCTTGTCCTTCGGTTTTACGAGGATGAACCGGCAGCCGCGGAGTTGCTCCGGTATTTCCAGGACCCCTCCTCGTGGCGCACTTTCAGCACCTCGCGGACCCATCGCCTCATGTTTTTCGTCGCTCTGTCTCGTCTCCACGGTAGGCATCGCTTGCTGCGTGCCACCGACCGCAACAGCGGCCGGTTTGATAGTTGCCATAGAGGCCGCCGGTTTGTCGTCTGATAACTCCTTCGATACATCTGATAAACCCCCGGGTGTTATATCCGCCTGAGCCGCGGGAGCGGGTCCCCCCGCCATGATCCGCTCGTATTCCGAGCGCGGGATCATATGTCCCCGATACCAGGTCATCGGCTCAGGACTCATCGGCGATCACCCAGTGCGGATTATAGGTCCCGAACCGCTGCCAGCCTCGCTCGATCGCCGGCTTATCCTTCGGCTTTACGAGGATGAACCGGCAGCCGCGGAGCTGCTCCGGGATGATTGATCTCAGAAGATCGTCGGCAGTCGTACTAGAACCATCCGGTGCAGCCGCCCTTCCTGTAGGCTCTCTTGAATCATCTCCATCGGGAACCATGCTCTCCACACATTCCGGCGCCACCGGGGGCGCTTCGCTCTGTTTACCATTTACATCACACCGGGCCACCTTACACGGATCATGGTCCACAGAGAGGGCGCTTGCTGCCGCGACCTCCGCGACCCCCTTCCCCGCATTGACGGGCGCTTCCCCCGCCATGATCCGCTCGTATTCGGCACGAGGGATCATATGTCCCCGATACCAGGTCATCGGCTCAGGACTCATCGGCGATCACCCAGTGCGGATTATAGGTCCCGAACCGCTGCCAGTCGAGGAGCGCCCGGGCGTCGACCTGGTCCACGGTGAGCGCCTGGTATCGTCCAGGTGCAAGCGGAGCCCACGCAGCCACTTTGGCACGGACTGCCCGTGCAGATCCTTCCCCAACGATCTTCCCGAGAACGCCGTCATAGAGATAATGCTGCCCGCCTCGTGGCGTGACGCCGAACGCTGCAAGCCCTGTTGCTGTCAAAGTGCTGCCCCCAGTATGAAGAATAAAAGAATCAGGGTCTCCAGGACGACGCCGAACATCATCCCGGCGAGGAACCACAGGAACCTCATTCAGACCGCCAGCCCGGTGCAGTATCCCTCTGATGAACATACCGGGTCCGATAGACCCTTGTTCATCCAGCACAGGAATTCTTCGAGGTTGAGGACTGCGAACACTTTTTCGCCATCCACTTGTGCCTTCAGCCAGGCCACTGCCCCGGGCTTGTGCCCCCCTCCCGCAATGACAATCACAGCAGGGCACGGGAACACCTGCCGGACGTTCTCGACCAGATAGGGGAACTTCTCGTCGGCGGAGCCCCCGCTCCCCTGCCACTTTGACTCGATGATGAGGCCGCCGGGAAACTCGGGGATATTGGAAACAAAGAAGTCGCAGTACAACTTGTGGCCGTAGATACTCTTGCCGAGATACGCCTGCCTCTCGAACGAGTATCCCCTCTCGCGAAGCATACATGCGATTACTCGCTCGGCCCGCTGGCCGGTCTGGTTTGCGCGGGTGCCGTCAGTCATACTAGAAATCCCCCGGAAAAACCCGTGCCCTCGAACCACGGCGGCGCTGTTGCGTCAACAACACGAGACAGGATAACTATCCTGTGCCCCTCCTCTTTCAGCTGCGTGTATACTGACTGAGCCTCCTCTCCGGTTGCACACACATGGAATGCGAGAGTATAACACTCAAGTTCATCGCCGAGGGTTTCGTCATCCTCGGCGATCCACGAAACCACCCATGACAATTCAGTCATACTGCATCATCTCCTCCTCCTCGATCGCCCGGTAGATCGGGCCGTGGTGCTTGAAGCAGTGATAAAAGTCCTGCTCGTGGTCTCCGAGATAGAAGATCGCAGACGGGAACGGCGCCGAGTTAGAGGTCTTCATCCCAGGAGTTGAGAAGAGGAGCCGCCCCTCGACGGCGCACCACATCGCGCCGTAATTGACAAGCAAGTTGAACCACCGCGTATCCGTCCGAGCGGCAATCAAGATGATTGCTTCAGATATGTTGCCGGCCTGATACTCGGCAGAGACCTTCTCGACCCACTGCGCCACCTCGCGACCGTATGGCGGGTTCATGTAGACTTTGCCGTGCCATGCCCGGGAGAGCCCGTCGTCTTCGCGAGTATAGTGCTCCTTCGCCGGCACGTTCGCGTCGGCGCCCTTCCCGTTGCTGCACGGGTCAAGGTCGATCGCCCCGAAGAGTTCGAGGACGGACTCGATGATGATCTCCGGGGTATACCACTCCGGGGTCTCGCTGGTATAGAGCTGCTTCGCAGTCTCCGTGATCGCCTTCTGCGGAAGCTTCGTCGCGCCGCTCAGGATCTTCTGTTTTGCCTCGTCGCCGTATGTGCTGGCGATCGTGTCGACGGCGTCGGCGAACTTCTCGGCGTTCTTGACGGTCCGGTCTGAGACATTGAACTGCTCGGCGATACGCTCGGCAGTTTTTTGCTGGGGGAAATTGTTTCCCCCACCAGTGTACTGGTTTCCTTTGAAGGTGTCTGTGACCTTCGTCTCCCGGTAGATCTTTCCGATGAGGTATGCCCTCTGTGCCGGGGAGATGTTCCGTCGCCCGAGTTGGTTCAAAATTATCCAGTTCTTGGCCTCTTCGCGGGAGGAGAACTGTCGCTCCTCGACGCGGAACGGGATGTTGTTGGCCTTGCAGATCGTATAGCGGTGATGCCCATCGACCAGCACGGCCACACCGTTCTGCCGCCACACGACGAGCGGGTCGCGGCACCCGTCCTCGATGAGGTTCTGGTTTAACTGAGAAAACTCTTCGGCGGTTAGCGGGATAATCCAGTCCCGGAACTCTGGGTCAATGGTGAAGTCAGGGGTCATTCGTGCATCCTCCAGTAAAATCAGAAAGGGTAGTTTTCGTCACCTGTGTCGGCACCGGGCGCCCGGACGCTGCGAGGGCAGCCAACTCTTCCCGTAGAGCGTCGTATGCCAGCATCATCGGCACCGCCTCCGGATCGATGCAGGCGGGATCGCCTCCGGGGTCGTTGGTGGATCGAAGACCTCTAGATTAAGGTGGATCGCCCAATCTCGCTCTAACCGCGCGCCTCTGCTCCCCTCCCATCCAGGTAGCAGCAATACGGCCACACCTGCATGAGAGAGAGCCCGGAGGATCGTCAGATCCCCGTCCAGCCACTCTTGGTGCGAGATATCCGGGCAAAAATCCTCGAAATGAGCGGTATTGAGGTGCGGCGTGAACGGCATCCAGCCCTTCCGCGCCGCGCTGACCGCATGCGCCCGGGCGACGGCGATATTCTCCGCGACCGTCCGACCATTCCCGGCCGAGTAGGGGCCGCTGATGTAGAGGATCGGGCGGGTCACGCGACCGCCCCCGGGTACCAGATCGCCAGGATTATCAACGACTGCCGGATATCCCGGGCCTTGACAAGTTCGCCTCGCTGCAGCGCCGCGTTGAGATCCTGGCGCAGGGTCTCGGCCCGGGCTCGGGCCTCATCGGGGATCGCGATCATCACGATCCCTCCAGCGCCATCTGCTGACTCGTCGCGTCACTCAACTGTTCCGCGTCGGTGACGATCCGGGAGATCGTCGCCGCGTCGGATTTTTCCCGGGCGACGGCGATCATCTCGTCCCGACTCATCACAAACGTCTCGTTCGGCGTCCAGAACTTGAGCCCGCGACCGGAGCGCGACCGGCGGAGGGTCAACTGAGTCTCGACGTCTACGTACCTCCCGGCCGTCCCGGGATATCTGCGTGACACCGGGGCGCAGTTGGCTCTCCGGGAGGTCAACGCCGCCAGGTGGTGCGGCGGGACAACGTAAGTGTCGTCGCCGATCTCCAGCAGCAACCCCTTGGTCAGCCGGTCATACGTCGCCGTGCCGGCAGGTCGCAGGGTCATGACGACCCCTCCGCGCGGCAGAACTCAAGCAGTCCACGGACGGCGAATTTGTACCCGTCCGCCGAGGATCGAGAGCGGCACATCCGATTAACAAGTGCAACCGCCGCGTCCTCGTCGATCGGGATCTCGCGGATCCCGAGGATGGTCGTCAGGCGACGTACCCCAGAAACCATACTCTTGATCGTTGACGCCGCGTAACAGCCCCTGCCCTGCAGATACGTCTCGTAGTCGTGGAGGAGCCTGCAGGTGATCTCGATGGCCTGCATACTCATGACGCCCTCCCGGCGCCGACCAGCACCAGCGACTCCGGCGGGAGCCAGATCCGATCGAAGGAGTTGTCCAGGGCGACGAGCATCTCCGGCGAGTCGGGGTCGTACTGCACCACCGTCCCTATCTGGCCTGCAAACTCCGGCAGGGATCTGATCTGGACTCGCGCCCCCGTCCAGGGGTAGGGGGGGGCGCCTGTGCTCCGGGGCTCGTCGTACTGGGTGACCGGGACGGTGTCGCCGGCGAAATCCGGGGCGGGAGTGGCCCCCCGCTGCGGCCGGATCTTTTGATAGTATCGGCTCTTGATCGCTGCATCAGTGCGGACGGAGCCAGGGTACGCGGCCCGGTAGAGTGCGACAGCCTCCGCCGGAGTGGTGGCCCCGCACATAGCCCTCTCCTGCTCCGGGGTCCACCCCCGAGCATCCAGACGCATCTCACCCACCAGGGGTGATGCCTCGTAGACTGGCTCCTCCTCCGGGACCGGTTCCGGGAACTCGGGTTCCGGCTCTACTACGTAGGTGTGGAGCCGCCCCGGGTCGGCGATCGCTGGCGTCTCCGTCTCGTAGACCGTATCTTGGGCGGCCATATCTGCGTCCTGCTCCTCCTGCTCGGCCTCGCAGGCGTCCCGCATCCGGGCGATCTCCTGCATCGCGGAGCAGGCATCCTTGACCGGGCAGATGATATCGGGGTTGTCGAGGTGCGGGCAGATCCCGTCGCCGTAGGGATAGGTGCACTGATAGGGGGCGCTGTCCTCACAGTGCACGCACGGGCCGCTCGTCTGCGGCCGGATGACTTGCCCTGGGACTCCCTGCTCAGGGACGGCTGCAACCGCCGAGGCTGCGTCCAGCACCCGCAAGACAAGCAGGTGGGCGATCTGCGGATTGACGTTCTGTAGGTGCACGGCGACATGGACCGACGCCAGCCCGGCATCGTCGACGTTGAGATGGTGCGTCTCCGAGTACGTCGGCGGCATCAGGAGACCCCCTGGCTCTTGACCATGCACGTCTTGCAGAGCGTTTTGTTCATGAACAGGTTCGAGAGTTTAGCTTGGTTCGACGGCACTGCCTCGCCACACTCCGCGCAGATGCCAAACCCCTCCGGAGGTGCACTGGGCGCAGAGGCCTCCGGCTCAGGCGGTGCACTCGGTCCGGGTTCTGGTGCAGATTCGGGCGGCTTGATGCACGTCCTGACCGCTGCCGCCGCCTGCTCTGCAGGAGTGGGCGCGGGCATCCGCTCGGGGAGCGGGGAGACCCGATCGAGGGTCACGGACGGAGAGGCCTTCGCGGGCTCCACGGGCGACGGGATCGAGGTCGGGGTCCCGACGTCCGGAACCTTGTCGAGCGGCGTCGAGGTGATCGCGGAGATCACCTGCCGCACCGTGAGCCGATCCGCGTCGGAGGCGGAGTTGGTGTATTTGAGGAGTTTGCGGCCGAATATCACGACCGCATCGTCGATATCCCGCTCGGCCTCGACATGGCCGGTAACGGAAAACGTGATGGTGCTCCCGTTTTCCAACGGAAGCGTCGCCCCGAGGATGACCTCGGAAGGGGCAAAGCTCATGCCTGCACCCCCCTTTGGGCGTTCCACCACTCGCTGAAATGCTCGATGCAGAGCACCCGGCCGGTGTGCGGCTTGGTCTTCTCGCGGATCTCCTCCGGCACCGGGACCCCGCACACCTCGCATGTCGTCAGGGTCGCGGGCGGCACCTCGCCGATGAGGCGGGGTTCCGGTCGATCGCCGGTATCGATCTCCTCTGGGCTGTAGAGGCCGGAGATGCTGAACGCTCTGCGGAGGCACTGTGCCTCGGCGACCTTCTGGATCATGGTCCGGGGCTTGTCCTTCCAGAGGTTCTTGCCGGTGCTGTACTCGGACGCATAGACGCGGACCTCGAAGGGGTGCGACATATCCTTGCGCCAGACCTTGCACCACCCGTAGAGCTGCCCCTCGGCATCCTTGTCCGCGCCCGCATCCATCCCGTCGAACACGCCGGAGCGGTGGGCGATAGCGAGGTAGCCGTCCCTGCCGCAGAAGATTTGAGCCGGAGAGTCCCCATACTTGACGAGCCAGATCTGCTTGCTGAAGGGGTCGAGTTGGTAGCGGTTGGCGAGTTCCATCATGACAAGGAACTCGTTGTCGGTCGCACCCTTCGCACACATATCGCGGATGAGCTGGAGTTTCTCGCGGTCGTAGGTTGCCGGGGGCGCCGCGTGGGTCGCGGCCGGTAGGTCTGACATCACTCCACCTCCGGCGCATACGCGCTTGATAGGTCGATCGGCGCAACGGATGTGAACCGATCGCCAAGTGCATCCATCAGGATCAGGAGCGTCTTCTCGGGCTGCTCATCGCCGGACCGGACGAGCACCACTTTCTCGGAGCCGATCCGCTCCGCGAGGGCACATACCTCCTTGAGGCGGTCGAGTGAGTATCCCCCGATGATCTCTGGGGCGTCTGGCGAGAGCGTCCCGACTACGTGCCCGACGCCGACGGTGTTGCCGGCATTGGTGGCCACTGACACAAATTTGGCGTCGTCGATAACCCACGGCATCCCACAGCACCCGTGCAGATCGGCGGGGAGCAGGGCGTCGAGGTAACTAAAATCCTGCCGCATCTACTCCACCTCCACAGGGCACACCACGATGCAACCGAGTTGCCGGTCACCAAACCGCGCCTCGCCGTCGAGACCGATCAGGAGCAGGTGCGTGAGCGAGTCATGCTCGATGCAGCCGACCTCGACGTCATCGTAGCCGCACGCCCGCAGCGCCTGGAGCGCCCGGATGACAACATCGATCCGATACTCGCCGACGTGGTGCGGGATGTCGCCGTCCTCGAACACGGCGACGTAGAACGCGCCTGCAGGAGTCTCGGAGTCTGCGAAGGTGCCGCAGGGGAGAGCGGGGATCATGGAGATTCCTCCATCTTCCGCTGCGCGAACGACCGCACCATGAACGCATTGTCGATCCGGCGCATGAAGTCCTCCGGGTTGGCAAAATCCCCGTAGACCTTCACCGCGCCACCCTTGCCGGGAGTGCCGATCTCGACGCTGTCCTTCTGCGCGTCGATGTGGCGGTGGATGATCTCCTCGGTCATCAGCACCGCCCCCGCTCGGCCTGCATCTCCGCGAGCACGCTCACCGGGAGGTCCTCGACGTGTCGGACCCGGTGGACCCGGCACTGCCTGGCCTGCTCCGCGGCTCGCTCCTCGCGCATCGCATCGGCGCAGGCAGGGCAGATATCGATGCTCTGTGTCTCGGCACCGCAGGAGCGGCAGGAAGTTGTCTCGCGGTCCACCCGGCCCGGGAGCCCTGCCTCGCGGGATGCGTGGCTCTGGGCCGAAACAATTATGCTGCTAAAAGCAGTACTCTGGATGCCGGTTCCCGCCGCAGGCTTGCAGGCAGTGGCGCAGGGGCCGGCGTTGTTGATCTGTTCTAACATAGTTTCACACACTCCAGGCCGAGATAGTCTCGGAGGGCCTGTCTCACCAGGTCCGCCTCGCTGATTCCGGCGGTAGAGGCGGTGTAGGTGAATTTGTCTGCAAGTTCGCCGGTCAATACGGCCTGCGCGACCTTGCGTGTCTCTTGAGTTTCCATTTGCCTCACATACATTACTTTGATGTATTGGTATATATATTTTACATTAAACTACATTAAACCAATTCTGAAAAAGAGGGGTAAAGAAGATTGTATGGTGTGAGAACGTGCAGTAGGGGCGGATCTATTTGTTCGCGGCGAACAGGGCGAACACGTCGCGCGCACCTTTGTTTATCATCCCGCACAACGCCGCCATTTTTACCTCGCAATCGGTGTGCCGCCGGGCTTCGGGGTGCGTCAGTAGATCGCGCCGAGTGTTTTCGAGCAGTTCACTGCCCTCGTGCGCTCCCTTCTTCCAATGACCCTCTGCTTTTCGTACAGAAAGCCCTAGGGGATGTCGGGTTTCGTGAGGGTTTCGGTACTCAAAAGAGGGTCATCGGGCAGGTCGAGCAAGATCACCGCGACCCGCTTCCCCGCTAGCGAGCGGGTTGCTCACAGCCTCGCCTCCTCCACCGTGTCCGGCTCCGGGTGCCAGACGCGCGTCGCGTCCGCGAGTTCCTCGGCATAGTCATCATCGACCGTCGCCTCGTGCCAGCCGTGCCGGTCGCCGTAGACCTCCAGCCGCATCTCGCCGGCATAGCCGATCTCCGCACTCAGCAGGGACGGCGACACCATGCGGCCGTCCGGGAGCCGGAGCACGAGTTCTTCTACGATGATCCGGCCGACGTCATCAACGTGGACGCTCGCGGACGAGATCGTCGCGTGCTCCAGGTCCTCGCGGATGATCTGCTCCAGGCGGCGGCAGGCGTCGCCGGTGAGCGTTGTGGGTAGGGGGTTGCTTGTCATGAAGCTCACCAGAGTTTGCAGAGCACCCGGGCGTCCGCGATGATCTGCTCGTTGTGCTGACTCCCAGAGATCACGGAATCCTCTCCCACGCCCCGGTCCTCCCCTACGATGATGTACGCGTGCCCGAACCCATAATCCTCTCTCTGGGCGATCTGCATTACATCCTCCATTGTCAGCCACTCGTTCGGAGCATCCACCAGCACCTCCCCGGCATCGTCGTACTCAATCCCCCACCCGATACCGAGCGAGCAGGTGCCCGGGAGGGCGCGATCAGTCCGAACCCCATCGACCCAGTCGTGCGAGCGAGGTACTTTCGCCCCCACTTTGAACTCTCGGCTGTCGTACCTGATCCCCACTGCACTGATCCAGTATTCTTTTCCCTTGATGGTTATCTGCATCTCACTTCACCCGTTACAATACATACATTATACGTATGCGTATATATAGTTATGGGTCGATCCTCACGATCTTAACCCGCTTGTTTCCCCACTCCAGCGGGAGGTAGAGCGTCGCGCTGCTCTGCCGGGAGTATGCCCGGGGGACGCGCTCCAGGACCTCATACCCCTCGATCTCGTAGCGGTCGGGAGTGTCGGGAGCCATTACTGACCCCCGGGTAGCGCAGCGAGTTCGCTCGCCAGCCTGCGCAGTTCGGCCGTCAGCGGAGACGGGGCCGGGACGCGGTGGCCGATCGCACCCGCCCCGCCCGTGCGGACGTTGTTGAGGCTCCAGTTGTCCCCATCCATACCGTTGTTTTGGACGTACCAGAGGAATTCCTGCCCGAGGACAAACCAGTCGCCGCTCCCGTACATATCCTGGGTGTCAAATAGTCTGTCACCGACGGGATCGTTGAGACCCTCCGGCCTCTCCCCGGTCTCGCGGACCTCATGAGCGATCTCCTTTACCCGCTGGACGATCACGCGCCTGCGGGCCAGGGCGGGGTCATCCCGGCGGCGCTTCGCGGCCTCCCGCTGACCCGCAACAGTCCGGTCGCCGGTGATGCCGAGAGCTCCCTCAACCTCGCGCGGGTAAAACGTCACCCATCCGAGGTTGTGATCATCGGCGTCCATCCCCATCGAGTCCTCGGTCGTGACGTAGAGCATGTAGCGGGCAATTTTTGCCCACTCGGACCGCTCGATCCTGGTGGTGAGCCGGTAGGCCGTCCCGAAATCCTCGGTCATGCCGGCCGGCACCAGGCGGAGGTTCTCCCGAGCCTGCCGCGCCTTTTCCTCGACCTCGGCTTTGTGGTCCGCGGGGCTCCGGATTATCGGCAGAGTCTTGCCGCACTTGGGGCAGACCGCGCCGACACCCTCGACTGCATCCATCACAGTTGCGGTCTCTTTGGTCGTGCCGGTGCAGCTGCACATGATAGGCTGGTTATTTTTCACACGGGCGGGGCCGTAGAACTGCCCCCCTATGAGTTCCACTTCCACTTCTGCCCCCGCGGGGGTCTTGAGGATGTAGAGTCTGTCGAAGAGGTCCATTTTACTTCACCTGTTACAATACATACATTATACGTATTAGTATATATAACTTTACACACATGCCGTGCTGGAGGGCACCTCTAAAAATTTCGGGGGCACGGCGCACGTCACAGTGCCGCGGAAATACTCCGGCAAGCGGGTCAAGATCGTGGTGCTGGAACCCTGAGACTTCCCGGCAAATTTGCCGGGACGTTCAGAGGTTCGCCTTCCGGGCGTCGAACGACCCGATCACGGTAAACGTCCCCTCGACGGCACGCCGGGGCAACCATATCCCGTCGCCGTCCAGCCACTCGAACGTGCCGTTCGGGTGTTCCATCACCACGAGGAGGTGATAGACGTCGACCTCCTGGTCGTATTTGTCGACCATCCAGTAGCCGAGATCCGCGTCACCGGCGTAGGTCGGCTCCAGTAGGTCGCAGGGATGATATTTGTTCTGCGGCAGGCTCACCAGGTAGGCGAGCGCCACGACGAGCAGCACGACCCCGATCACCACGGCGACGGTGCGCGGAGTCCAGAAAGATGATTGAGCATCAGTCATGTGAGAGAATAGGGGGGAGGAGGTATATATAGGCGATTACGATGACTGCATCGGAGAGCGTGGGGCTGGGATTACGCATACGTTCGTATACATACCTGCTCGTACTCTACCACGGTCCACTCGGCTGACGTATCTGGTATACCACGCGGAGTGAAAAGACCTTTACGTTCATGATTCTGCTATCACCATTTGGGTTACCGCTTCGGAACCAAACCTCTACGACCTCGCCGGGACTAACCGGCACGTTAATCCATTTAGTATGAAAGGAGAAGTGGATCATATCGCTCGACAATGTAACTCGTGAAACCCCTCCAACCCGGAAATCGACTTCACATGGTGAATTATCTCCACCCCATGCGGATAGGTCGCATTGAACGGTGATGCCCGACCCTTCGGCGGCAATGAATCCCGAAGAGGGTATAGGGGGAAATGTCTTAGCCAGAACGTATGATGTTGAAGCGGTTGCAAATTCGGTCAAGTCCTGATATACCTGATTTGCTGCACTCCGAGACTCGTCGGGTAGATGCAAGAACTTCACATCTGTTAATAATGGGACCAACACCGCTCCGGTGATTGCTCCCACGTTCGTAATATTCTTGCCATTCCAATCCTTGTTTGCATCAATCGCGATCTGCGAGATCCCAAATCCCCCGATCTTTGCCGCGATCTCCGCGTCCACATATCCCTTCCGCGCCGCGTCCATCGCCGCGCTCGGCACCGGCAGCCCGGTCAACGCTTTGCCCTGCATATCCACCGCGCCAACCACCTCCAACTGTGAGGAGGGCACATAGGCCGGGCACGCCACGCCGCAGAGGTTCACATTGCCCCGCTCGTCAGTGATCTTCTCGGACAGGATCGAGGTCGCCCCCGCCTCCACCCGCACCTGGGCGAGCGAGAGTTCCCAGATCTCCGCCGTCCGGGTCAGGGCCGGCGCGGCGGGCTCCGGGGCAGCAGTCCCGGGTTTCACGACGATATCGATCGTCCGTCCGGGGGAGGCGTTCAGCCGCACGACCACCCGATCGATCCGGGGATAGGTCGCGTGGGCCGTTGGCACCGCCAGCGTCAGCGCCGTATCGTTCTCGCAGAACCGGCCCTGCACCATCGCGGTCCCGGTCCCGACCAGGACGGTCATCGCCGGCGGGTCCGTCACCGTGACGGCCATCTCGTTCCCGTCGCCGTGGACGATCCCATCCCGGATATGCTTAGCCATCATCCTGCTCAGGAGCGCCGCGGAATACACCCGGTCGGGGTTCTGCGGATCGCTCACGTCGAAAATGCCAGTGTTCAAGGTCATCGTCTTGTCTCCGCGTTATCTCGCTTCACGGTCCGGAGCAGGCTGATTAAGTCCGGCCACTCCTTCCCGAGCCCGAGCACAATCCGCCCGGATGGATACTGTTCGGTCACGGCAACGATCCGGGCCTGCATCGTAGCAACGCCCGGATACTCGGCGCTCACGATATCGCCGAGGTCAAAGTCAGTCATGTAGCGATACGTCGGGGTCGGGATATACTCGACCTCAAGGGACGTCGTCTCCCCGACTTCCGCGAGTTTCTCTTCCCCGCGGGCGATCAGGGCGTCGGTCGCGTCCAGGTCCCGGGCGTCGATGTAGACCTCGCGCCGGTCCCACCCGGTCGCCGTCCCGACCTCAGTGATCGTCCGGAGGTCAGCCTCTCCCTGCCCGGCCACGATCGCCAGGGTCGGGGCGTCTGAGAGGCAGGCCCGGTAGCCGGCGATCAGGCAGTTGCCGAGCCTCGGGGAGAGCAGGATCTCGGCGCTCCGGTCCGCCCCCTCGAGCACGTCGAAGAGGATCTCGCCGGTGTCAGGGGACCAGAGGATACCCCACCCGAGACCTGACTGGAGGGCGATGGATTCCAGGATCTCCGGCAGCGATTGGAACCGGGCCCGGACCTGCACCGTCCCCCCGCGCCCCTGGTCCACGAGCATCAGGTCGAGGCCCGGGATTGCCCGGTCGGGGTCGGTCGGATTAACCGCGTTTACCTCGACATAGTGGCGCATGGCTGTCTCCCCGACGACGTCGATCTGCTCGTCGTAGCCGGTGCCGGCAGAGACCCCGTGCAGGCAGATCCGGTCTTGCAGGATCGCGCCGAGGTCCCGGCCCGCGACCGTCCACGACTCTGATATCTCTCCCTCGTCGGTCATCTGCCCTTCGATGCTCTCAATGATGCCGACCAGGTGCCGGCCCCGGCGCGGCAGGGAGACATACCGGCCCTCCCGGAGTTCATCCGCGCCGGTAGTATATCGGGAGATCACGGCCTGCCAGGACCCGGGCGCCCGCCATCGTCGGGTCCACTCGACCGCCTCGTAGGCATCGACCACAGCCTTGAGCACGAGCGTGCTCCCGGACCGCTCGTAGACCCGCAGCGGTTCCGGCGGGGAGTCCTCAGGTTCGAGCGCCGGCCCGATCTTCATCTGGAAGTATCCAGCCGCCGGGAGTGTGGTGCTGGTCCCGTCCCCCCAGAGCAGCCGGACCTGCACATTGTAGGTGCCCGGGTGCACCGTGTCCGCCGGGTCGAACGCACAGAGGAGTTGTCCCGCTGCGGCGTCCTCGACGGTCATCGGCTGCCGAATTTGCCAGCCGGAGTACCGGGTGTGCGTGGCGTGCAGGGTCGCCGTCACGCCGGCGAGCGGAAGCGGGAGCCCTGACCGGGTCAGGGTCAGCCGGTAGAGCGGCCACGTCCCGGCCTGCTGGATGCTAATGTCAGTCGGCATGTCAGATCAGCGAGTCCTCGATCGTCAGCGAGTAGTAGCCGGTCGTCGGCAGGATCAGCACAGCGCCGTTGCCGAACGTCACAATGATCTCGGCCCTGCACCGGTCGCCCTGCAGGTAGTCGCCGACCTCCCGGTTAAACTGGCAGAGGCCGCCGGTCGCGTCGAGGATCTCCAGAGCCTCGTCGATCACGGTTGCCCGGGTGAGTTTCGACCGGGCGACCAGCCGCACCGTCGCCCCAGCGAGGGGCAGCGGGGTGTCGGGAGTGTCCGGTCGGTAAAGCGTCACGCGGTAGAGCGGGAGCGTGCTCCCCCTTTTGAATTTGATGTCGTCTGTCATATCGGATACACTTCCTCAAACGATACCGAGACCCCGCCCGACACGTCCGGATAGGCCTCCGCGTAGAGTTGCGCGAACGCCGCCGTCGCGCGGAACGCAATCTCCCGCGTCACATCATACTCTGCCCGGTCGAACGCTGCCGACACCCGGGAGGCCCGGAACGCCAACCCCCGCCTCTGTGTCGCCCCCATGCGGCCGAACCGGATCGGGAACCGGGAGATCATTGTTAGCTCCTGCTATAGATCGTCTCGATGCCTCCGCGCTCTTCCCCGGTCTCGGGATCGATCTCCGTCAGGATATCGGCGATCGGCACCCGCCCAACCTCTTCATCGCCCTGGAGCAGGACGTATTCGTCTCCCTGTACCAGCAGCCGGTCGGCGTCGATCTCCTCGACGCCAGCGGCCGTGTGGATGCGCATAATTTGCTTTCCCGTCATGTTCTCAGTCCCGTGATTTCTGCCAGATTTTCAGGCGTTCGTGCCGTTCTACCATACAGATCGCCAGATCTTCAGATCAACAGACTCCGCGGAAGCCGACGCCGTTGCTCACGCTGGGCGGGGCGTCGCCCACGCTCAGATAAAACAACCCCGCAACCGCGGTGATGCCCCAATTCCCGCCCCGCCTCGCGGCACGTTGGCCGGTGTTCTGGTAGTAGTAATTCGAGTCGAACTCCGCCTGTGCACTCCCGATCGTTTTCGGGGCGAATATCTCAGCCCCGAGCGACCGAGCCCCGTCAGGAGCCGGGTCGTAGAGCGCCTGGACGTTCCCGTTCGTCGTGGGCAGGATGTGTCCTGCTCCGGGATACTCCGCGTCGATCGTGTGGTCTGCTGCGGTCCCGATCAGGAGATCGACCCACTCCCACACGTTACCCTTCAGATCCCAGATCCCTGACTCCTTGCCGTTGTGCGACCAGGAGAGTGGGCCGGATCCCGTGAGGGTGCGGGCAACCGCGTTGCCATTATACCCGGGTCGCACCGGGTCCGGGATCCCCTCGTAGACCCTCTCGCGGGGGTCTCCGTGGAATTTGCCCCAGTCGGTGTTCCCCTTGCAGTACGGCAGTCCGCACTCAACCATAAGGATCCGCGCAAGAGCCGCGAGAGAGAACCACTCGTATCCCCCCGGTAGGAACCGCCGCACGATTGTATACTCGTCGTCGGACGTGACTGGCGCCGGGAGCGCCGGATAGAATTCGACCAGTTTTGCAGCGTTCGGGTTGGCGTCGGCGTCCCCTCCAGTCCGGACGACCCGCCGAACGTAGGCCACGCCGCCCTGAGTGAGGTAGACCCTGCGGCCGATCAGGTGGCCAGCATTCCCAGCATAGAACTGTGTAGTGCTGCCGCCGCTGTAGGGAGCGCATGTCCCTGTAGCCTTGTTTGCAGCTCCGCCCCGGTTCTCGATCGCGGCCCGGGCGTTAGACCAGTTGATGTCGGTCCACGGCACCACGTGCGGCTTGCAGGCGGCCCCGTTTAGCCCGGGGCTGTTCGCACTGACTGATCCGCGCGATGACTCGGTGGCGTCGAACATGCACGCCTGATACTTGTCAATCCAAAACCCGCCGCAATCTAGGTTGTTCAGGTTCTCCTGCGACCAGTATCTCGACTTGAACTGAGGGATCCAGACCTCATGGATCTCCAGGGTATTCCCCGCGCCGTCCTTCTCGAAGACAACGCGATTGAGAAGTTCGGGAATTGACCCCCGGGTTGCATGCGTCTTGAGGGAGTTATGATCATATGCTGAAAAGCCCCGGAACGCATACGTTCCGACGGGCCAGGTTGCGGTCGGCCCTTCGACCTGTGTGATGCCGGTCAGGGTGTTCCCAGATTTCCCCGTGTAGAGAAACACTCCGGACCCCGGCGTTCCCTCAAGACAGATGAGGTTTGGGGCGGCGGGGAGTTGCGATGCGAGCGTCAGGACAATTGTCGTCCCGCCGCTAGTGTAGTCAGCCGCGAGAGTCGTATACGGGCTCCCGGGCTGCGCTGGATACAGTCTCGGTAATTCATCCATAGTTCATCACTCCGGGACGTAGATCGGTGTGATCACGGCCACCCGATCAGTGGGGAGGTAAAGCAGTGCCCCGGCGATCGGTCCCTCTGCGATCGGAGTGCTGTCCGTCGTGTTGCGGAAAATCGCCGCCCGTTCTACCGATACCGGGAGCGAGGGCACGTCCGACCCGGTCACCGTGACCTTGAACCGCACCGGGCTCGTCCCCGCGGTCCCGATGCGCTCGCACCGAGGGTCCGATGTGTCGAGCCGGAGTAGCTTGGACCCCGCTCCATCCTGGAGCTCGACATACCAGTGTTCAACCGCCTTTTCGATCATGTCCTTATATCCGATCTCCCCGATCGGAACCGATATCGGATCTGCCATTCTTCATGCTCCTGTATAGCGGGATGCATACTCGATCGTGACGGTCGCGCTCCCGCTGGCCGCGGAATACGTCACGATGTTCTCACCGGGCAACAACTGCCAGAACGTCGAGTCTGACGACAGGTACTGCATGGCGTTGGTCTGGGTGCCGTTCGCGGCCTGCAGCCGGCAGAGCAGGTTGCCGTAGGCGGTGTCGATCAGGACCGTCTGCCCCTCCAGGACGTCCAGCGTCAGGGCGATCTGCTCCCCTGTCGTCAGGTTCTCCACGACCGGGTTTAAGCACGGGCCGGGGATCTCGATCCGGATCGGGGCGGCGATATCGCCGTCGTTGATGATGACCATCGTCGCGCCCATCGCCGCGAACGAGGTCGGGAATGAGGCCGGGAACGCGAGCCCGCCGGTCAGCCCGGCGAGCGGCAGCGTGGTCGCGGCAGCGTCGAACCAGCACGGGTCCGGCGCCTGCAGGTCCACCACGACTTCCTGCCAGACCCGGCCCTGTGCCTGCCGGCCGGGAGTGAACGAGGGCGAGCCGGAGAGGGCCACGCACCGGAGCGCATACTGCGTCCCGTCTTCCTGCGTCCAGACAAGGGTGCCGGGGGCGTAGCGAGGGTTGAAGGCCGCGGCGATCCGCCGGCGCTTCTGCTCGACTCCTGCCCGGTCCGGTGCGAGGAGGAGGAACCGGACCATCAGCGTGCGGGGCGAGAGCCGGACGGTCTGCAGAGTCGTGCCGTCCTGGTAGGCGCCTCGCCGGGTCTGGATCTCGTTGTCGGTGCCGCCGAACCCGTCGCTAGAGAGGTAGTGGAACATCGGCTCGGGGGCGGCCTGTGACGGGTCTGCGATCACCAGCGTGTCGCCGTTCGCGGCGAACCAGGTCAGATGCATCAGATCACCACCTGTGTCCCGATGTTCCGGAGGGTGCGTTTCGTCGTGTTCATCATCGTCTCGGCGTCGGCCTTTGGGGAGTTGACGACCAGGTTCTGGATAGTCACGCCCGGCGCGTTCCGGTTCAACCACGCCTGCGCGGATGCGGCGTTTGCGGACTCGACCGTCTTGTCCCCGACTTTTACCGTCTTCTGCGCGAGTTCGGCGTATTTCAGGATCGCTTCATCCGACCAGATAGTGTCGTTCCCGCGCACCTCTGTCCGCCGTTCGCCGGTCGTCTGCGTGCCGGTGGCGCCGGTCTGATCGCCGCCCTGCTCACTGGGGGCGGCTCCCCCAGATGCACCGGCAACCGCTGCACCCGACGACGACGCGACGCTAAACGGCGACGTCGTGTAGGTCGGAACCTGGATGGTTCGCGCCGGGAGTTCGGGCGGTTTACCGATCATTTTGCCATCCTTGTCATACTCAACATGGTAGGTGCGGGCATATGCCGGGTTAGCATCCATGAATTGGACGTACTCGGCGTGCTTCTGCGACTTGTCCGTCAGCGCGTCGTTGTTGAGTTGACTCATGAAGTTCTCGTGCGCGACCTGTGCCGTCTCCCGCGCCGTGAGCGCGTTCTGAAGTTTTTCGGTCTCCTCTTCGAGCGCCCCTTTGATCTCCTCCAGCCGTGCCTGTGCGCTGGAGACACTCTCGCCGTTCAGTTCGGTCTCAATATCAATCCGCTCCTGCTGCGCAGTGCTTGCTGCATCGAGTGCATCTTGATACCGATCCTGTGCGTCGGCAACGTCGAGCACCGCCTCCCGCTCGTCGATGAGGAGGTCTTCGAGTTCCCGCTTTGCGTCGGCGTCGCCGCCCGCCGCCTCTGCCTGCTTCTGCTTGATCTCTTCCCGGAGGTCGGCAAGGTCGCGTTCGGCCCGGATCTTGCGGATATCCGCCCGCTCGACGTCGCGATCAGCGTCCTTGATCTTGTCTTCGATCCCAAGCGCCTTGTCGATCGTTTCCTTGAGTGCGTCGTACTCTTTCTGCAGCTCCGTGACCTTCCTCTGGTGCCCGGTGACTGCTTTACTCGCCTGCTCATACGCAGTCTTCGCCCCATCCGCGAGGCGGCGGTTCTGGAGTTCGGTATCCCGGATTGCCTGCGCCGCCCGGTTCTCGGCGAGTTTCAGGTCGAGCGCGGAGAGCGCCGCGTCCTTCTGCGCCTGCGTCAGGTTGCCGATCGCAACGGTGCCGTCCTCAATCGCTTCGGTCGTGTCTTCAAACTCGCGGGTGAGTTCGCCGGTCGCGAGTTTGTGCCACCCGGTCGCCTGGGTCGCCTGCCGGGTTGCGAGCGTACCCCGGTCAGTGACGACGTTCTGCGCTTTGAGCGCCTCGATGTCGGCGAGGATCTGCTGCTCCCGCTCCTTGAGTATGTCGATCTCGTCCTCGATCGTCTCCGTGGATTTTTCAGAGAGGTCGCGCACCTCCCGGAGCGCGTCGGCATACTCGTTCGTCGCGTCCGTCGCGTCGTTTGTGCTCGCGATCAGCGGGAGGAGCACGGCGCCGAGCGTGGTGACGCCGATGATTGCGAGGCCGAGTGGGTTCGCCATGATGGCGGCGGTAAATCCCTTCGTAGCGACCGTAGCAGCGAAGGCGCTCGCCTGGTAGGTGCGGTAGAGGGAGATCGTCGATCCTAAGGAGCCGGCGAGTGTGCCGATCCCCCAGATCGCCGGCCCGGTCGCAGCGGCGAAAAGTCCAGTGGTGACGATCACTTTTTTCGTGCCCTCGTCGAACCCGGAGATCCATCCGATCCCGTCGCGCACCACCGAAATGAGATCCCGGGCCATTGGCATGAGGATCTGCCCGAACTCCTCACCGAGTTCTTTGAGGTCGGCGGTGAGCGCCTTCGTCTGGTTGGCGAACCCGTCAGCCTCCCGGGCGGCGGCGCCCTGCGCGTCGGTCGTCGCCTGCATGATGATGTTGAGCCGCGCCTGCGCTTTCTCGGCATCTGACGCCGCCTTCGTCCCGCCGACGACCCCCATCGTGAGGAGTTCCTGCTCGACCTTGGCCTCGTTGATGACGACCCCGAACCGCTTCATCGGCTCGTATTCGCCGGTGATCGCGGATCGCAAAGCGTTGAACGCCTCGATATCGGAGGAGTTGTGGAACGCCCCCATATCAACGGAGAGCTGGGTGATAGTCTTCGAGAGTTCCGCGCCTTCCTCCCCGCCGAGCCCCATCGCCTTGACGATCGACATCATCGTGGCGGTGGTCTCCTTGAGGTCGGTGCGGGCGCGGCCGACAGCGTTCCCGTACTCATCCACCCACTCATTCATGTCGTCGGTGAGGTCGCCGAAGACCTGCTCGAACTTGGCCTGTGTCTCTTCGGCGTCGCTCGCGAGCGCGACCATCCCGGCGCCTGCGAGCGCGAGCGGGGCGGTTACTTTGAGCGTCATGTCGGAGCCGATGCTCGTCAGGGATTTGCCGATGCTCTTGAGGTCACCCTCAAACCCTTCGGTCTGCTTCTTCGCTTCCTCGTAGGCCCGCGTCAGCCCGGCGATGTCGCCGACGATCTCGACGACGAGTTTTCCTGCGCTTGTTTCACCGACCACTCACATCACCTCGCTGTATCCGGGTGCCGAAGACCTGCTCGATCGCCGCCGCGTCCGGTGCGTCGGCGGGCGCCTGGGCAGCGCTGTGTGGCGTTGCCGGGGCGGGGTTCGGCCGATACATCATTTCCGTCGCGTAGGCATCAAACATCAGGAGTTGTGCCCACGATAGGCGATCGAGGCAGTATTCCGGAGTCCACCCATACGTCCGGCACAGGTGGGCGACGATCCGGCCCACCTCGATCACCGGTTTTTTCCGTCTCCCTCCGTGCCGTCGCCCTTGTCCCCGCCACCCCACCGGCGGAACGCCTGCGCGATAACGACCTGTGTCAGCCCTGCGAGCTGCGGCCGGGTGAGGTTGGCCATCAGCCACTCGTAGGTAATCTTGGGGTTGGATATGTGGCAGATATCTGCGATCGCCATGACCATCTCGCCGTCAGGGATTTTGTCAAACCCGCCGTGTTCCTGCGTCGCCTGCGTCAGGGTCAGCGTGCCGCGAGCAGGAACGATCGTGAGATCGATCTCCTCAATCTCGCTGCCGTTGCCGATGCGGACGATCACCGGTTTCGGCGAAAGGGTGGAGAGGTCGATGATCTCCACCATGCTCACACCGCCTGCTCGTCGTAGATCTGGATGACGTTCTCGTCGTCGGGGAGCGCCGGATCGGGCCGCGCTGTCAGAGTGATCGGGATGCCAGCAGGTTCTCCGCCCGCGTCCGCCGTAAACGTGTGCTCGAAGTTGGACGACAGTTTGACCTTGAATAGCCGATACCGGTACTTCTTCCCGGCGGCGTTGGTGTTGGTCATCTGCACGGCGATGTACTTCGGGGTGGACCCCTTGCCGCCAAGTTTGATCGTCTTGCTGACGACCGGCGTGTAGCCGTAGGTGATCGTGAGGGTCTGGTCGTCCGTGGTGAGGGTATCCGAGTCGAGCACGACGATCCCAGTGACCCCTTCATCGTCGGTGATGACGTGGTAGTCGGTCCCGTCCACGAGCGTCGTGTTTGTTGACCCGGCGACCGAGGTGATGCTCGCGCTCGGCTGATCGGTGACCGGGATGAACTTGGAGTAGTCCCACGCACCAGACGCGACGACAAGAGTCTTGCCGCTGACAGGGGCGCCGGTCTCAGTCGTGACCGACCCGATCCCGAGTTTCGCCAGGGTCGCGAGCGTCCACTCGTGGAGTGTCGCCGTTACCTCGGCGCCGGTGATCTGGTCGGACACATCCACTTCGGGCGCGTTGTCCGGCTGGATGGTGATCGATTCTCTGGTCAGGACGAGTTTGGCACCCTTCAGGATGCCGACGTCCACCATATCGGTGAACGCCCCGGGGTGGTCCTCGACCTCTAGTTTGCAGCTCCCGAGCCGGATCGCGGCCGGGTTCTGCACATTTGTCTGGTAAGCCATTGTCTCAAGTCTCCTCTAGGTAGGTTACGATCATATCGACGGGGATCCAGTAGATCCCGATCTGCTCGTCGTGGTCGTCATGCTGTCCCACGTAGCGCACATCCTCAATCCGTGCGCCGTCCCGCACCCCGCGATACCCGTGCAGGGCGCACCGCACCGCGTCAGCGAGGTCGGCGGCCCCTTTCCAGGTCGTCGCCATGCAGGTGTACTGCATCCGCGCCTGCACGAGCCCGGTCAGGCCGTCCTGTGGGCGGCTGATCATCTGGTAGACGACCGCCGGGAACGTCGGCTCTCGCGGTAGGTGCATCTGGTAGGCGCGGGTGCCGATGATCTCGGCGACGGCCGGGTCGGCGACGAGGACGGATCGGAGGATAGACTCAATCTGCACGAGCCGCCCTCCGTGCTACGATGTCCGCGACCGCGCCCCGGAACTCTCCCATGGCGGCGCCTTTGTTCTCGTCGAGCGCCGGCCGGATGTGGGGGCGAGCGGCCTGATTGTAGAACCGCCCGAGCACGTCTCTGCCGACGAACCCGAACTCCAGCCGGGGACCCTGTGGCTGATCGTTCCCGACGGTGACCGTGCACCGCTCAGGGGTTTTCTCGACGGTTTCCAGGTGCCACCCGCGGCGGTAGGTGCCGGTCTTGTAAGGGGTGCGGCCGCCCTCCGGGATAGTGATCCGCACCTGGTTGAGTACCGGCAGCGCCGCTGCCCGGGTCGCTGCTTCGAGCGCCGGGCCTCGGATGTCGTCGGCGAGTTGGGCGAAGGCCTTCGCGAGTTCCTTGCCACCCTTGACGACGATGGCGGGGTCACTCACGGGAACCCCCCTTTCGCCAGCAGCGCGCCGGCGACCGAGATCAGGGTTGAGATTCCAGCGGCGATCTTGCTATCCTTGCCCGTCTGCTGATCCTGCCGCGTCTTGATCTCGGCGATGAGTTTATCCTGCGCGAGGATACGCTCATCCTGTGCCTTGTTCGCATCCTTGATCTCGGTCAGCGTCTCCTTGATCCACCGGTTATCCTGCACGAGGACTGCCACGCCTTGCTTGGTCTCGTAGATCAGCGCCCGGAGGTCGTCGTCGCCGCTCACCGCACCACCTCGCAGGAGAGTGTGGTCATCGTGCCGAGGATCGACTCTACGAGCAGGATGTTGTAGGTCACGCCATCGGCAATCGCCCGGTCGCTCTCCTTGATATCAGGATAATGACCCTGCAGGGCGATCGAAAAATTGGCGACGACGTAGGTCTGGTTCGGGCGCTTGATCTCCCGGCCCTTGAGCGGCATGACGTTGCATGGTACATCGGTGTGCCGGTCCTTCCAGACCTCCGTTACCTGCCCGTCATCGTCCACACCCTCTGTCAGATATTGCACCCGGCAGAGGCTCGGGAAATGGCTCTGTAATGCCCCCATGAGCCGGGGGTCGACGAAGGCGGGCCTCATAGACCCCTCCTGAGGTCGGCCGAGAATGGTGTCCACGGTCCCGGGATGATCTCGATGAGGTCCTCGTCGTCAGTCGCCGCCTGGGCACGGAGGCTCTCCGCCTGTTGATGTAATGCGTTGGCTACCGCTTGCCCGTTCGTCTTGAGGCCATTGACCTCGATGTACTTGAGGATGAGCGCCTGCGACGCGGCGATCTGGTCGAGCGCCTGGGCGGCTGCGAGACGGACATCCTGCTCGTTGAGCCCGAGGAAGACGTCGATCTCTTCGTCAGAGAATATCTCGTAGTCAGGATCGCGGTCGGTGCAGAGCAGCCGGACCACGCCGAGCGGGGTGCCGGGATCGTACGTGAATGTCATTCCTTCGGCTCCTTCAGGCGGCGGGGCCGGGGCTTGCCCTCGCCCCGGATCTCAGTGCGGATTGCTCGCAGTTCGTTGATGATCTCCTTCTGTCCGTCGATGGCGTCACAGAGGAGTTCATCTGTTACAGTGACCGGAGTCGGCGGGATTTTACCCATATCACCTCACCTCCGGGAGGGGGGGATTACGTCCCCGAGCCTGCACCGGTGCTGCCGACCGTGAACCGATAGTCACCCTGCCGACCGCCGAACACCGCCCTGACCTTGAACTGGATCGAGTCCGTGTCGAAATCACCCTCGTAGGCAGTCGCAGCGGTCCCGGAGAGACCGATCGCGTTCGGGCTCTTCATGAAGATCGCCGGGGCCTCGTGCCCGCGAAGGTGCGCCACCTCGACCGCCCCGCGACCCTCGGCCGGATCGGCGAACAGGTACCACTGTGTGTGGGCGTTGGCAGTCGAGGCGAGGATCGGCGCGTAGGAGAGAACCGCCACCTTGAGCCCGCCAGCCTTGATCCAGTTTGTCGTCTCGATCTCCTGCTCACTGGTCCCGCCGCCACCTGTCCGGGCCTTGATGACGAGCGCGTTGACGATGTTGTTTGCGGTCGGTTCGAGTGCAGGGGGCACGGCGAGGACGGTCGGGCGGTTGAGGATCGGTTCTCCGCCGGCATCGGTCATCTCGCTCATCGCCTGGAAACCCTCCTGCACGGCCACCACGGAGAGCGGGGAGGTGAGCAGGTTGCCCTGTGCCTCTGAGTAGAGGGTCGAGTCGGGACCGCTCGCGCCTACGATCAAGCCGGTGGCGAACTTCTCCTCGGTCCGGGCGGCTGCCAGGCCAAACCGGCGCGGGATGTCAGCGAACGCGCCCATCGCGTCGTTCCGGATCATCTCCCAGGTGAGCGGGATGCGGGTTCCGTACTTCTTGACCCGGAAGGTCTTCTTCGCCTCTGCGAGCGTGGTCGCGGGATACTCGTTCTGTACCCCGACCTCGGGGAGTGTGCCGTCCCCGCCGGTGACCTCGTAGCGCTCGGCGTCGCGGAAGTCATTAACCTGCCCGACCATCGCCCATGCTGGGTATGAGACCGGCCACGCCTTGTAGGAGCCGACCATTGTCTGGTTGAGCGCGACGCCCATCAGGAGGGGGAAGTCGCTTGCGCCCATCGCCTCACGGAGACGGTTCGCGCCGACATCTCCGATCTGGACGGCCTCGATTAGGTCAAGGGTTCGGATCACGCGCTGGTTGAACGCGACCCGATCGGCCTCACTCATTCGGCTGTAGATCTGCGAGACGGAGACGCCCGCTTCGCCGAAGAAGTTCTTGATCGATGCGTTTTCCTTGGTGATGTCCCCCATCACGTCGTCAACTGTTGCCATGTTCAGATCCCTCCCTTGAGGGCGACCGGAATCTCTGCGACGACCGCATCGGTCGCGCCACTGGCGATTGCTCCGAGGGCAACCCCATACTCCGCGCCCGCGGTTGCGTTGGCGTCGATGATCGCCGGGGCTTCTCCCACCGGGGCGGTGTAATACACCTTGTCACCGATCCCGATCGCCTTGTTACTCGTCCCGTCGTGCCCGGTGACGGAGAGCTTATAGACCCCCTTCACCCGGACAGGGGCGTTGCCTGCCGCGTCGCGATCCTCCAGTGCGACACCGGCGATTGCGGCGATGACGACCGGATCCCCACTCTTGGTACCTGCCGGGACTGGGAGCGCGAGCGTGTCACCGGGGTAATAGACTTCATTCTTTGCCATGCTCAGATGCCTCCGAATACTTTGATACGCTCTTCGAGCGCCTTCTCAGACTCTGCAAGCGTCGCTGTCAGGGTTGCGGGAGCGCCCATGCCCTCGACCCTGCCGGCGCCGAGTTTCGCGAGATACTCGGCCTCGGCCTTGACGGCCGCCTCGATCTTCGCGGCGTAGGTCGCCTCATCGAGTTTGCCGTCCTTGACGACAGGGCTCTTGCCGAGCGACTCGATGATCCGCGCCTTAGTGAGGTCGGGGATCTTGGCGCTCTTGACCTTTGCCTCGACGAACGTCTTCGCCTCGACGATGAGGAGTGCCTCCTTCAGGCGGGCGTTCTCTGCCTGCGCTGCTTCGAGGGCTGTCTCGGTCTCTTTGAGTTTCTTCTCCTGCTGTGCCTGCGCTTCCTTGACGGCGGCGCTGTTCTCGATCTCCTTCCGGACCTCCTCGATGATCTCGGGGTGCTCCTTGCGGAGCGATTCGAGCGTGAGTTTCTCGGGTTTTTCGCCTACCATGGATTTTCCTGCTTCGGTTTTCTGGTCGTCTGTCGGTTCTGTCGGACGGGCGGCGCGGAACGCTTCAGCAATCGCCCCACCACGCCCCGGCACGGTGACGAAATCGACCGAGCGGGCGGCGACAATCCGGGCGATAATCTCGCCCTTCTTGCCCTCCGCCTCGCCCTGCTTCGACTCGCCCCATACGTAGTGGGACAGGCCGATGTACGGCCCCATCTCCGCCACAGCGTCGCGGTAGGCGGAGAAGACCTTCGCCCGCGAGTAGAGCCCCGGCCCTTTCGACCCCTGTTCATCCCACCGGGCGTCTTCGGTCAGGACGCCCGCGAGGTCGCGGAGGTCCCGCTCGGGGCGCTCTTTCTCGTCGGTCGTGCTCGGGTGGTTCCAATACATCTGGAGCCCGGCCGCGTAGACCCGGGCGTTGGCCGCCTGCTGCAGGACCTCGCGGGAGTAGTAGCCCGAGGAGCCCCACCCGGCGTCGATGATCTTGACGGGGATCGTGCCCTTGTCGTCAGTTTTTGCTTCGATGAGCGGGACAATTGCCCCGCTGAACTCGCGTAATTCTCCTGTCACACTCTCCATCCCTCCTGTCATGCTATCGGTCTCCTGCGGTACAGGATAGCGCACCGGCACCCGGGGAACCGGGGCGCGTGCTGGTGGCCGCTCGGAAACGGTTCGTCGACCGGGATCCATCCTGCCTGCGAGTTCTGCCGGCACCCGGCCGAGACTCGGTCGTCGCCGACGGTGCTCCACTGCTTTTCCATCTCCAGGCCGACCGCCACCATCTCATCGATGACTAGGCGGTTGCCCTCCTCGTATGCCTCCGCCGCTTCGTTGACGGCGATGAGCTCGGCCCGGTTGCGGATGTGCCGGGGCCGGGTGATCGGGATCGCATACTCGTTGTACTTCTCGGCGATCTCCCGGGCGACTCTCTGATAGCTGTAGCCCTCCTCCATCCCCCGGGTCAGGATCGCCGTCAGGTCCGCCCGCGTGGTCGCGTCGATCTCCTCGACGGACGCGGCGGCCTGGGCCGCGATCGCCTGGACCGCCCGGGGGTTTTTGAGGTCGAAGGCGTGATCGACACCGAACTCCGCGACCCGATGACGAGCGGCGGCGTCGATGGCCGCTGCGGCTGCCTCCTCGATCGGGCCGAGGAACTCGGCGAGCGTCGCCTGATACGCGGCTTCGAGCGCACCCGCGATCGCGGGCGGGGCGGAGGCCTCGCCGTAGATCCCCGGGCCGACCCGCTCGAACTCCGCCATGAATGCGACTTTGTGCCCCCGGAACGCCTTCGCCATCTGCCGGGCGAGTTTTGTCTCGATAGGTTTGAGTGCCCGGTCTCGCTTCCAGATCTTCGTCAGGGTGGCGATGTTTTCGAGGAGGTCACGGAGCGAGGTCATGCCGCCGCCTCCCGAAGGTATGCTTCCAGTTTCCCGAGCGCCCGGGCGAGCGCGGCCTCGCTGTCCGCTGGCGGCTGCTCCCCCTGCGGGAACCACTCGTCGACGAGGTCCTGCGCGTTCGGGTCCCCGAGCGCATCGAGGAGGAGTTTCGTCAGGTGCCGGACCGGGATCGTGCCGGCGACCGGGGCGCCCTTGAGCGTGCCAGCGTGGACAATAGCATCGACCATCTCAAGGAGGTCGTGCTGCAGGATCGGCGGGAACCGGACCTCGACTATGCGATTCATCGGCTCCCCAGTCTCCGGGTCCTTGCCGAGGGTCACGATCCGGTCGCCGTCATCGTCGATCTCGATCGTCGCGCCTGCACGGAGCGGCCCGGACGGAGCCATCGCCGCCATATCGATGACATAGCCGAGGAGGTTGCCGAGGACCGAGGACCAGAGGGATTGCCGGGCGGTGAACTGGAGTTCCATCGGTCGCTCCATGCTCTTCGCCGTTGCCAGGTTGCCGGTCGAGGGGTCTCCGGTGAGGTAGGGCTCGTTGATCCCGGTCGCCGAGCAGACCATCAGCATGAGCCGGCGGGCGTCGTCCATGCTCGTAGTGATGCCACTCGTTTTGATCGGTTCCAGTTTCGTGCCGGGCGTCGAGGCCAAGATGCCGCCGACCTGCCCGCCGCCCTGTGCCCGGGCCTCAGCGAGGTTCTGCTGCAGGCTCGGGAGCATCTCTTGGAGTTTGGAGACGGCGCCGGTGACGGCCTTCTTGTTCGCGCCAGTGAGCTGCATCGCGAATTTCGAGAGAGCGTCGGTGATCGTGACCCACTTCTCCAAAAACACCTTGTAGGCGTTCGCCCAGTCGCAGGCGGCGTAAACTTCCGAGACGCCGAACTGCATGTCGTTGAGGCGGTTGACGCTGACGTGATAGATCGCGGCGTCCTTGACGGGGATACCGGCAATGTGCGACGGGTGGCCTGTGCTCGGGTTGTAGCGCCAGTCGGGGTAGTAGGCTTTGTGCTGCGTGACCTCGCCGAACCCGGTCGAGGGGTTGAGCGTCGATGTGGACCAGACGCGGAGGTAGTACCGCGGGTCCTGGGCGTCCTCAGGGTTGGCGATGATGGCGGCGATCTCGTCGAACGGGACGGTCCGGATCTTGAGGTGCCCGGTGCTCGGGTTCGTGAAGAGCGCAAAGAACAGGTTGCCGAAGAGTTGCAGTTCCGTCTCCAGCCGCATCAGGGCCTCGACGTCGCCGAGGACTGTGCGGTTGGTCGGGTCGGTGAGGACCCGCTGCACGACAGCGTCGACCGTCGGGTGCACGGCCCGCAGGGTTGCCCCCTGCCCCCACACGTAGAGACACTGGACGGCGACGGCCCGCTTGATCAACGGGTTCTTGAGCCACCGGAGCCGGACCATCTTCGAGAGCGCCCGGAGCCCCTCGCGGGAGAAGTCGCGGTTGTTATCTCCGAGCCGCTGCCACCCCTGCTCGTTGAGCTGGTCCTCCAGGACGGCGAGCCGCTCGGTCAGGAGTTCGTAGTGATCGAGGACTGCGACGACCTGCTCGGCGAACCGCTGCAGGTCCTGCGGAGCGGCGGCGCTGCTCATACGTGACCCTCCAAAAAGCCGCCGGAGGGACTCGAACCCTCTGCCTCCGGATTACAGATCCGGCGCGCTGCCGGTAGCGCCTCGGCGGCGGTTGTGCTCATGCCTTGGGCTCCGCCTGCACGAGCGCGAGCCAGTTGGTCCCGGCGGCGACGATCTGCCGGACCTCCTCCTCAGTGACCCGACCGTCGGCGATCGCGTCGCAAACGACATCAACGACCGCCCGGGTCGCGTGGGCGGTCCGGATTGCTCGCCGGCCCCATTCCCGGCCTGCGAGCGCGGAGAGGGCAGCAGTCCCGGCGATCGCGGCGACGGGGATGAGGAGGTCGAGGGGGAGTGCCTCAATCATTCGCCCCTCCCGGACCCGACGACCTGCCCGTCGCGGATCACGTAATACCCGCCCGGATACCGGAGGGTGAAGGAGGTTGCGCCGGCGGCCTCGTACTGCTCGATCTGCTCGACAAGCGATGCCTGGATCTTCTTGGTGTGGCCGTCGAGGACAAAGGAGCGGACGGCCGGAGAGATCGGACGCGGGCCGGGCGAGGTGCTCGGGGGCGTGGACCGGGAGAAGAGCGCGCGGAGGGCCTCGAAGAGACCGATTATGAAGGATATTAGTTTCGACATGTCGTTGGCCTCCAAAATACCGTTGCGGAGGTTATCGTCTCCTAAAGACTTAAAGGGGCGAGAATTTTAAAATCTTAAAAAAGTAGGGGTTTTAAATAGTAGGATACTTCCCAGCCATTTTGCTGGGATGTCAGACCGGGCTGATACTCACCGGGCTGTCGTAGGTCACGACCCCTTCCTCGTCGCCTGCCGCCAGGAGTTTCCACAGTTCCACCAGGGCAGCGTGAGCGCCGGAGAGGGCGTCGACCTGGTCGTCGTGAGCGCCGTCCGGGAAATACTCTACCTCTGCGAGGAACCCTCGGTTCCACTCGCCCCGGACCAGTACCACCTTCCCGTGCTCGGCGGCGGATGAGACCGGCTTCGCTCGGGTCTGCTTGCTCCCGGTGCTCGGGATGCCGGTGACGACGTGGCCGGGCAGTTTGTCGACGAGGGAGTTGATGAGGTAAAGCGACGAGGACCCGGGCTCCTGCTCGACGAAGACCGGCACCCCTCGCCCATCGAGTTCGGCGGTGTGGATGAGGGCCTGCTCCACCGCGCCCGGGCTGTCCTGCATCCGGACCACATCGAGGACGTAGAACGTCGGCGGTTTGTAGCCGAGGAGCAGGCCGACGGTCCAGTCGGGGTCTTTGTTCTTCGAGGTTACCCGGGACCCGGCAAAGTCCCAGAACCTGACCGCGAGGAGGTCCTTCGGCGCCTGGTCGACGATCTCGAACCATTCTCGCCGGAAATACATCCCGGCGACCGGGCGGATCTTCCAGTTGCCGTTGAGCAACCGCTCGCGCTCGACGCGGTCCAGCGCCATGAGTTTGCCGCGGTAGGCCGGGTCTCTGCTCGTCAGTGCCGGGTTGTCTTCGAGTTTTGCTGGGATGAACGTGACCGACATCGGGAGCGAGTCGGGGTAGCGCTCCAGGAGTTCGTCACGGGTGTCTGCCCAGATCAGATCGTCGCCGAACTGCACGAACCAGCGGAGGACGCCGGCCCGCTCAGGGACAGGGAACCCCGTGTCCTGGTCAATCCACCAGGCGATGAACTCCGCGACCCAGGAGTCAGCGTCGGGGTTCGTCGTTGCCATGATCCGAGGCCTGACCCCACAAGTGGACCGGTTGCGGCTGAACATGTACGAGAACTGCCGCCAGGTGAAGTGCGTCAGTTCGTCGAACCCGATCAGACAGATCTGCGAGCCCTGCCAGTCGAGGCGGTTGCGCTCGTACTCCATATGGGCGAAGGAGACGGTGGCGCCGGCGGGGAACCGCCATTCAAGTTGCTGTTCCCGGGGCGTGGCGCCAAGCGCGGGATAGATCTCGGCACTGTCATCCCAGAGGCCGCCCTCGGCCCGCACCTGCACGGTGGTCCGGCGGAAGATGACCGCACCAAACCCGGGGACGTGCGACCACTGGAGCGGGGCGAGGAGGAGGCCGAAGGATTTCCCGCCGCCGGCCGCCCCGCCATAAATGGTGATATCGGCCTCGGATGCGAGGAAGTCGGTTTGTGGCCCGGGCTGCGGGCGGAGGCCGAGCCGGTCCCAGAGAGATTCCCGCGCATACACGGGGTCGATGTCGCGGAGAAGGTTCTCCGTCCACTCGTCGATAAGAGAAGAGGGGTCAGGCATCGACCTTCTCCGCCTTCTGCTCGGTGAGCTTCTCCCACCGATCGATGATCACCTGACAATACTGCGGGCTGATCTCCATGCCGTAACAGGTGCGCCCGAGCTGCTCGCAGGCGATGAGCGTGGTGCCGGAGCCGAGGAATGGGTCGAGGACGATGTCTTCACCTTTGGTGCTGTTCTGTACTGCCAATGTGACCAGCGCCACGGGTTTCATCGTCGGGTGTTCTCTGCTCGCAGACGGGCGGTCAACCCTCCAGATCGTGGTGAGGTTTCGCCCCCCATAGAAGAGATGTGAGCCCGGTTTCCACCCATAGAGGATCGGTTCGTGCTGCCACTGGTAGTCCTGGCGCCCTATCACGAAGTGTTGTTTCTCCCATATGATGCACTGTTTGAGGAGCCCCCCTGCGTCGGCGAATGCCCCTCGGAAGTTGTATCCTTCGGAGTCCGCGTGGCATACATATGCCGTCGCGCCGGGCTTGGCACATTCAATCGCGCGCGAGAACGCCTCGGTCAAGAACGCCCGGAACGCATCGCCATCCATTTTATCGTTCTGTATCTTGAGTGCGTCCGCCGTCTTCCCGACATAGTCGACATTGTAGGGCGGATCGGTGAACATCATATCCGCCTTCTTCCCACCCATCAGCCTCGCCACGTCCTCCGCGCTCGTCGAGTCACCGCAGAGCAGCCGGTGCCGCCCGAGCCGGAAGAGGTCGCCGCGCTGGATGCTAGTCTCGATCTCGACCGGCGGCTCGTAGTCGTCCTCCGCCGCCTCCAGTTTCTCTGGGAGGCGCATCTCGGCGAGGGCGTCGGTATCGAACCCGGTCAACTCCGCATCAAACCCGACCTCGTCCAGGCTCGCCAGCTCTCCGGCGAGGAGTTCGAGGTCCCACTCTGCCAGCTCCCCGAGCTTGTTGTCGGCGATGCGGTAGGCTCGCTTCTCGGCTTCGGTCCAGCCGAAGACCTGCTTCACTTCCGGGCAGGTCGTCCACCCGAGCGACAGCATCGCCTTCAGGGTCGTGTGGCCGGCGAGAAGCTCCATGTTCTCGTCGACGAGGACGGACACCTTGGCGTAGGTGTATTCTTTGAGCGATGCTGCGACCTTTGGGACCGCTTCGTCGTTCTTACGCGGGTTGTCCTCGTAGGGTTTCAGGTCGTCGAGCGGTACGTTTGTGAGGATCTTGCTAGATTTCGTCATGCGTCTATCGCCTTCTGCTTGCGCCCCTTGAGCCGCTCCGCGACCTGTGCCCGACATGCAGGGCAGAGGTCGCCGAGGACCAGGGCGCGGATTTCGTTCAGCTGCGTTTCTATGAGGGTGATGTTGATCACGGGGTTCGCGGCGAGTTCGCCCTGTACCTCCAGGAGGAGCTTGGCCGTCTCCCTGGCCTCGCGGACAGCGCGGAGCTTGGTGCCCTCATCGCCGACCTGCGCGTCTTTGACCATCCGCAGGCACTCGGCGAGGAGCCCCTCGACGATCCGGAGGAGTCGGTCAGCGTCCGCGACCTCACGGCGCTCCTTTTCCTCAACTACACTTGCTATTTCTCCAGCCCGCTTTATCTCCTTCTTGCGGGCGGCTTTGACGATTTGCTCTGCGATATGGCCGTTTCTTTTGTGACGGCCCACGGCCTCCCTTGACACACCGTACTGACCCGCAATGGCACGATACGACTTACCTGCCATGACCGCCTTCTCGATCTCTACTCGTTGCGGGTGATTGCAGATCGTGCACTGGGCCCCGGGAGTCCTATCCATCGGCGTCCCCCTCCGGCTGAGGCTTGAGATCGTCCCACCCTTCCTTCTCAGCGAGAGCGTCGAGCGCCTTCTCCGCGACTACGTCGAGGCTCTTGGCCCGGAGCCGGTGCTTCATCAGCCAGGCACGGGTGTGCTGTTTTTTGGAGACGGGGATGCCCTTCACGCCAGGGCCTCCTCTGCCAGGGCGTCGTAGACCTGCAACGCGGGTGCCGGCATCGGCCGGATCTCCTCAGCGATGTAGCGGTAGACGGGCATCCCGAGGCTCCGGGCGAGGCGATACTCCTGCAGTGCCCCCCGAGACTTGGTCCACGACCCGACCATGCAGATCGCATCGGACCGGCGGAGGA